GAGGAGATAAATACATGTGTTGCCTTGGATTATGATGTTTAATACAAATAATTAAAATCAAGTACATTAATAATACTACTATTAAATTCCCAAAATAGGTTTATACATTAGTACATTAATCCTGATGCATCTCCCCAATCATCATCTCTTTCCCACAATGTTCCGTCATCATCTATGAATTTTTCTTCTTCCTCTGGAAATTCATCCCCACGATCATAGAAACCGAGTGGAATCATATTTTCTTCGACATGACGCAATCTTTCCTCAATTGCAAGTAATTTAGTATCCGCATTGAGTAGATCATTGAACACATTTTGCGAAACCAACCAACCAAATAGAACCATACTCATCACAAGGTCATCATGTTTCATGACTTCGGCCTCGTAGGAATCTTTCTTGGATACGAATGTTGATAGTTCGTGGATGGTTTCATAATCCTGAACAATATATTTCTGATCCTCGATCAAAGTCTTGAGCATTGCACACCCGATTCTTTTTGTCGCTTTGCTCGTCTTGACACCGAGTTGTAACTTGCCCCCAAAGCCCTCTAGAGTCGCCACCTGCCCTTTGCGGCCTTTCTGCACGACATAGATCAAGTTCTCATAATCATAGGTGTCTTTCAATTCATTTGCGGTGCCTCCACCATCCATGTTCAATTCGATGAGAGTCCACGCCTTGTTATATTTCTTGGCCGTCCGGTAGATAACCTCTGCAAAGACATAGGGATTGATTAGGTTATTTCTATATTTTACAATTTCTCTAAAGGGATATTTTGTAATGTCAATAATTGTGAATGCCGAATAGTCATTCCCACCACCCCCAGCGACATCGGCGGTTAGAACATACTCATGCCCGGCCTGTGGTTCCTCGTAGACCGTCAATCCATCCGGGGTTTCGTAGAGTGGTGGATTGTGGACGAGATTTTGTAGAGTCGGACCATTGAGAAGAGTATTTGTACTACCGTGAAAGACACAGTTATGTGAGATTATATCATTAGAATAATATTCATACTCACTACCGACATTCAATGGATCATACAAATCAATTGATTCATTGATATGTCGGATATTAATGATTTTACTCGTGGAGTAATTTGTAACAACACTATCATGAATGGCAAGATTTTTAGCCTCAACCCATCCCGTAGGTGTTTTTAAGCGATGATCCAACGAACATTTTAAAGATTTGCTATTTTCAAACAAAATATGAATATAAGACTTATGATGTGTTTTTAATACACCATCAAAGTCGGCCCAGCCGGTTGGGGTTAGAATTTCAAACTGAGAATCTTTCCAAGTATTATTAACATTTTGAATTGTATTTCTAAAAATATTTTTTGTAGATTTATCCCGAACCGTAATTAAGGTATCTCCCGAAATACAGGCATATTCTTGTGCGAACTGAACCTCACTCATGATCTTAAGTTGATCGGCTTTCCATGCCTCATCTCTCCCCGGGGTGTCCCACCAATTGATTTCAATAGGGATAAAATTGGATCTTTTTTCTTTTGCATCTATCCACATTCTATAAAATTGATTTAAGCCCTTTGGCGTGGAAACGATAATTAATTTAGTGGTATTACCGGATGAAATGGTAGGATATACGGATGTAAAGAATTCATTCGCAATATTTTCCGGGACGAAGGCGTATTCGTCAAGAACTACGCAATTATGACTTACAAGATTGTTTGTATAGTATGAATGTGTATTTTCTACATTAATTAAGTCATAAACTTTTTCATTAATGTTAAATTCAATATGAATATCAATAATTTTATGATCGCCTAAGAGTCTATCACCAATAAATAAATCTTTGGCCTCGGCGAATTCCCCGGTTTCAAGAAGAATTTTATGATCCTCCGTGCAAGAAAGTTTCTTGTCACTATCGGTAAAGATATGATATAATGTATCCGTGGTTGTTTCTCGCAACCCCTCGTACGATTGAAATCCATTTTGGGTGAATACTCTGTTATAATTGCTCGCATCTCGAATTGGAATGACCTGTGGCCTCTTGAATGAATCCATCACGAGAATATTTGTATCGCCGGTTACGCAAGCATAACTCTCACCACGAACCGAGTCCGCCGTTGTCGCGGAGACACTGATCTTAGACCCATTCTCAAATGTGACCGAAAATTTATTCCACTCGACCACACCCTGCTGTAGCCACTTTGGTAGATGTTCGAAAGATTTCTTAATATCGGAAAGAAATTTCTTTGCCGACTTTTCTTTGTTCGAAAGAATAGCAATGTTTTTATTCTCACTAAACAATGCCGTGTGTAATACTACACCGATTCCGATGGAAATACTATTGTGTGTCGGGATATAATTTCGACCACATAGGAATAGACTATCCTCGGCATCGACGGAGATGCATTGCACCGGAACGGAATCAACCTCTACGATCTTTGTGATGTAAAGTCGATCTTGTTCGGGCCTGTGTTCTAGATTACCAACTCTCTCTAATTTTCTCTTCAATTTAAATACGGGGAAATTTCTCGTACCAAATGATACGGTATGATACAAATCACCATTGACGGTTTTTTCCCAAATTCGACTCTTGACCCCAAGAGATGCAAGAAGTTCACAAAATTGTTCACAGAATTTTCTGGATTTTTGATAAAACTCGCAAGAGTTTTTATTTGGTTTGGAATATCCATCGGTATCCATCAATCCCTGAACTAAAGCAATTCTTTGTTCGACGGATGATTGTAGGTAGATATCGGGAATATGCTTATTTCTATAACAATTTAATTCTCGAAGTTTTTTTATCATTCCTTTGATGCGAATATAGTGACAATTTCTTGGTCTCGCACAACTTTGTACGGTTTCATCCGTATTTTCATTGATATAATCGATGTAGGTAGAACTATCATCAATGTGGGATGTTACTGCTCCTTCACTGGAAGTTCCGTCACCTAACCACACCCCAAAGAGATACGGATCTATTGGTAATTCTTTTTCAGGATATGGAACAGGCTTCGGTAGTTTGATGTACGGTCTACCCGATCGTCTATCTCGATTGACATACGGGGCGATTTCTTCGGTCGTAAGAACTTTTCGTCCGTTATCTTTCGTCCAATCATCCGAATAGACCTCCCACAAGTGTTCGGCATCGGCGATGGTCGAGGGACCACTATCGAAATGAATCTCGTAACATTTATGGTCGTAGAATACCGGACTTTTCGAAAGAACCTCGATAGTATTACCATCTGTTCCGAAAATTTGGTCCCCAACCTCTAAAGATCCCATCGTTTTCCAACCGTAAGGTGTTGGTATTGGGGTGTTTAACGATTTCGCTTTGCCGCTTTGTCTCGGGAGTTTACAAATCATAAAACGGCTATCTCTAGCCGTATTGATGATTTGTTTTTGATATCCGTATAGTTCAAAGGGAATCAATCCACGATCTACATGAACAATCTTGGCGTAGGTATTCACAAAGTAGACCGGATCAATCATACACTTTTGATACTCAACTAATTGCTCTTGAGTAAATTCATGATTGAACCCTGATCCTTTGATCAGAGGATTGCCGCGATGAGAAAGATTATCGTGTAACATTATTCCTCGTCCGTGGCATTGCCCTGTGATTCTCGAATCTGCTTTAGGAGTTCCGCAGTAGATCCGACAAAGACCGCGTTATTGATATTGGTATTCCCGGTATTCGTCGATGAGGTTTCGGATTTCTCATCATTCTTTTTCCTCAAGGCTTTAATTTTTTGTAATTCCTCGTGGTGGGCAAGATAGTTCTTGTTTGCGTCAATTAGACTCTTAAAGATTTTCCCGGCAACATCATAGTGCATAGGATTTTCTTCGGTGTCCATAGCAACGGAAGAAATATTCTGAAAGAGTTCTTCCGCCATGAGCATCAATCGTTTCTGGCGATCTTGAACCTCTTTGAAATCTTTATCGAGAGGATCTACATCCTCTGATTCATCTTCGTAGATTTTAATATCGGTATCTGGTTTACGGTATTGCTCCGTCGAAACCGGCGTGACATCCGTTATTTGAATATTCAAAGCATCCGCCAGTTTCTCATCAATTGTTTTTTTATCATCACTCATTTTTTAATCACCAAAATATTATTCCGGAACGACCCAATATCTAGTCCGACCCCCGGAAATAGGTTCCTGTCTATAATTATATCTATATCGTTTAGCGAATCGAGACAATAATTTATCGTAGAAAGATATTTGATTAGAAGTATTATTTACAAAGTAAAAGTTTTTAGTATTATACTTATCTCTTGCAATTTGTAGAGTTATATCGAAAATTTTAGACAGGATAAGCGTATCCCGAATGATTGGATCGTCTTTCCCATTGACCTCGTATTGGATTTCATATGTCGTCGAACTTACTCTATGAAAGTAGATTGTGATACGATCGTCATCAAAAGTAAATTTATATATCCCGGCTCTACTACTGCCGAGAGATATTTCCGGGTAGAGGGTGATAGTTTTTTCATTTAGAGAAAATATAAATTTTGACTGATCTACCCACCGTATGTTATTACTGTATCTCCGAATAATATTGAAATATATCCGCCTTAATTTGCTATGATATACTCTAATATAAAATTTTACGCTGGGATCAAAATCTTTCTTAATAATGTCAATGATTGTCGCGACAATTCTACTGAGGGAGATATTATCGTAATCCGCATTCTCGGGATCGACAATATTATTAACTATAAAAGCAATATACCATGTTGATATATCCAATGCCCGCCCGAAATAAATGATAACCGTATCATCTTTTACTTTAATAGTATATTTTAAGTTTCCGTGGGAACCGCCCCGGGAATATGAATATGGTCTGTCGAAAGACTCTGCGATGTATTCTTTAAAACTTACCATAAGAATAATCCTGTCGATGTTCCGGCTAATCCGGTTGTGATGATAGAGAAATCATCATCTAAGAGGAATATCCCGGAACTAATACCGAAAGAACTAGCCTCCGCATCCGGGGGATCAATCTCGACGATAACACGAGACATTCCCTTTCCGGTATTTCCATCAATGAATGTTGTGTTGACCGTCTTGATGACACCATTTGCATTCGTGATCGGTCCGTAGATGGGAATCTCTACATTGAATGTTAAATACCGAGAGTACAATTGAAGGCTGCCGCTACTAAATTCAAATTCTAGTTCATCATCCTTAGAAATGCCATTCATGCTAATAATGAGATCATCTCTTTGATTTAAGAGACGAGACAATTTAGCGGACATACCAACACTAGGTGTGAAGAAGGGGAGGATTTGTTCTATAATCTTGTATAGATCCTCTTGTTTTTTTGCGTAGACGCCAAGTTCGATGGTTAGACGATATTTCGTACGAATCTGAGTGTATTGAAGTCCGCCCCCGGCCTTGGCGTAGTAAATTTTCTGGGGAACCGTGACTTGTGACTGCTTTTCATGCGTGATATCGACGATATCGAATGAAATTCGAGGAAAAGTCGCCTGAATTTGAACCAAATCCTCATCTTTTTTCGATTTTTCGCGGAGAATTCTTGCAAATGCCCGCTTGGAGTGATACGCTACCGGAACCTTGAATCGGTTTATCTCGGATGCTGTTTCATCCTCCCGAACAATATTGATGTTATTAAAGAGCGTACCGAAAGCCGTGATGAATCTCTTGAAAGTTTGATGATAGAATGGATCATTGAACATAGATTAAAATTTCCCAAACAAGAAGTCTTCCGTGTCGTCAATAATATCTATGTTGTTATCCTCAAAGTAATTATTATCCGCATAAGGTTCGTTCGGGATGACGAAACTATCCCCGGCAGAAATACCCCACGACGCTCCGGAACTCAGACCGAGAATCATCCCGCTTGTCGGTGCAAGAGTATATTTTGGTGATGTGACTTTGAGTATCCCGCTATCCCGATCAAAGTCCCCAACCATACCCCCGAGAGAACTTCCGGATACGGAGATGGTTTCCCCGCGTACGAAATTCCCGACACCACCACTATTCAATTCAAAGTATAGAGCATACGCCCGTTCATGGGAAATCTTATCCACATCGATAATTCCGGTATCGAAAGATTCTTCGGAGAATTGGAATAGTTCGACATTAATTTTAAATGTGTATGTCTTACCAAAAGTAAAGAAATTGTTTTCAACATCGACATAGGTAATTTCAAAGAGAGATTTCGTTAAAGGGGTATAGATTAGATCCCCTTCTTTTGGATATGTCATTCCGGTCGCCTGCTTGAAACGACTCCGAGAAGCAATGAGACTACCGGATTCTCGAATGGCGATACCAAATTTTGCAAGTAAATCCCCCTCGCCCTCGTATCCATCGGCA